CTGCCGCTGTTGTAGCAGTAAGTGTCAATACTGCTTGCGACTTTGCTATTTTAATCGGACGTCCCATTTTTTTCTCCTTGTATGTGGGTTCTAGCCACTACGCGGTGGTTTCCGCGTAAGTCAACACATATAGTATTGAACAATATTATTTATCTAAAACTAGTGTTTTGTTACTTGGTATAAACCACTTAGAATCAAGAATTTTATCAAATTTTTTATTCGCGTATTTTAAACACAATTCACGATTGTGTATTAGCATGGGAAGTTGTTTTTGATATAAAGTATATAATTCTTCTTTTGACATATTATTGAGTTGTATTAATTTTTGAGAAATTGTTTCTATATTGTTTTGTTCAAGATTTTTATCATCAAAAAGTTCTGCTGGAGTATAGAATCCCATTTTATCTAAAAGTTTGTAGGTATTGTCATCTGAATATATTAAATAGGGTTTAAGGCAAAACAGTGGTTTAAATACTTTTTCAGATAACCAATAGGGATCGTTTACAAGAGATTCTGTTGCCACCCAACAATAAAAATCCCTCCAAATTTTTAAATCTCCCACATTACATACAATGTCAAAAAAAGTATAACTATTATCTATTTTTGGTTGTGTCCTTAATATAGGTTCAATATTTCCATATTTTTCATCAATTATTGGAAAGTATCCTTTTTTAAATGTGACTAGATTATCTTCTACAAGTTTTTCCTCACATAACTTGGTTACTAATTCAATTCTATATGGTCTAGGTTGATTATTATAACAACAAAAAGTATATTTAAAATCTTTTTTTAATTCATAATCAGAAGATGGATTTTTATTCAATAAGGTTGTAATTAAACACCATGGGGTAACATAGTTTTTACTATCATACCCTACAAATTTAATGTTATATCCTTCTTTTTTCCATTCTTCAATTTTTCCAATATAACAAGTTGCTTCCCACATATAAGCACAATATATATTAACTTTAGATGGGTGTGCTGCGGCGTTTTTTCTTATAAAATTTGTTGGACTGTCGAGGTAGTCGTGTGATTTAGCAATACTCCAGTAATCAAATATTAACAAGTTTATTTTACAATCACTATTTTGTATAATGTCTTTTTTTAAACTTTCTATAAAATCACAGTTTATAGAATCATAAAAATCTTCAACCTCTTGATAGGGATCGTTTTTTACATGATTTTTGCGAAAGTGCATATATTGATCGTGATCAACATATTCAATTACAGTGTTCATAATAAATTATAAACGACTAACTGCTATCTCAATTATACCTTCAATGCCGTTAAAATCTGCTAACGCTTTTCCTATAACAGTGCCCATTAATGGACTATTGCTAGGTCTTGCGTATCCACTGCCACCTGAAATTAACATGTCGCCTTTTTTAATGTTGCCACGAACTTTACATGGCACACGACCTTGAAGTGCTAGAACTATTGGGTATTCGCAATTGATATCGCTGTTCATTACGTAAGCAGGATTTGTACTTACTACGCCGGCTACTTTATTTGTAGCATCATCGGCTATAGTAACTTCATTACTACCACCAAACATCAATACTGTGCCTGGTTCATAAAGACTATCTGCTGCATAGTATTCACCTAAGTCAGCGTATGTAGCATTAAGTTTACTGCCTGTACTTAATGAAAAATTACCTGTGATAGTGCCTGCTGTTGTATTTGCGCCTGTTGTTAATACTGGTGTTTGAACAAACCCAGTACTGGCATTTACTGTTAAATTCGCAAGTGTGCCAACACTTGTGATATTTGGTTGTGCTGCTGTTGTTACTGTGCCAGCAGTGGTTGCGCTTGTGGCACTTGTGGCGCTTGACGCACTTGATACTGTACCACTTACATTAGCACCTTGAATATTACTTAAATTTCCACCGTCACCTTGTAATTGTCCTGCTGTTACTTTGTTTGTAACTGTTAAACTACTTAATGTACCTACACTTGTAATATTAGGTTGTGCGTTTGTATAAACGGTACCTGCTACCAATGCGTTGCCCACTTGACCTGTTACATTAGCGCCAGTAATAGAACTTAAATTTGCACCATTGCCACTGTGGTTTCCTGAAAAATAATTTGCTGTTGCTAAATTACCTAAATTTGCATTACCGCTTGCTATGTTACCAGTAACTGTTAAACTGCTTAATGTGCCTACACTTGTAATATTTGGTTGCGCATTTGTATAAACAGTTCCTGCTAGTAATGCGTTACCAACTTGTCCAGTAACGTTTGCACCCGTTAAACTGCTTAGTGCTGCACCATTGCCATAATGATTGCCTATTAAGTTTGCTCCACTGATATTGCCTGTTACGGTCAATGATGTTAGTGTACCAACACTTGTAATATTAGGTTGTGCATTGGTTGTTAATGTACCAGTGAAATAATTGGCAGATGCCAAGTTGCCTAAGTTAGCGTTGCCCGAAGTAATATTGCCAGTTACAGCAAGACTTGTAAGTGTTCCCACTGAAGTGATGTTTGGCTGTGCATTACTTGCTGAAACTAATGTACCTTGTAGATTAGTTGAGGTTACTGAAACTGCGTTAACAGTTGCGCTAGCGATAATGTTTCCAGTAACGCTTAAATTGCTTGATGAATATATTAAGTTGGAATCGCCATATAATACACCATTGCTGTTAATTTGTACAGTACCATTGGTTCCACCCGCTTGTGTACCTGAGCCAGAACCACTTATTGATGATATTGCTCTACCACCTGTAGCATATACATTGGCGGTACCATTTGCAGTGGTTAATCCTACTGTATTTCCACCTGGGGTCAATGATACAGTAATGACGTTGGCTGAATTTGTTAAAATATAATAAGTTGTATTTGCTCGTATGCCGCCAAATGTAGTACCTATAAATTGAATACTTTCACCAGTAGAAAATGGTATGGAATTTGCCAATAAAATACCTGAGTTACCTGCATATGTAGTAGATACGGCTGAATACGGAAACGCTGTGTAACTTGATGTGTTTAATAAGTTAGCACTATTTGCTGCGTTTGCTGATGAATCACTTAAACTAAAAGTATTACTTGTTAATGGCACAACATAATAAACGTTTCCATTTAATTGTGTCATTCCAGGCACATTAGTAATTGTTACTGCTGCACCTTTTGTGAAAAAATTATCTTGTGTGGTTGTGAAAACTGCATTTGTTGATTTGGTAATGTCTTGCAAAAATGCTGTTGATACAGTTTTTGGAGTCCAACTTAAGTTTCCTGTACCGTCTGTTTGTAAAACATAGCCAATTGCACCACCACCTATTTGTACATTACTCACGTTTCCTAAATTAATTAGCCCGCCTGCATTTCCACCAGCATTTATCCAGTTAGTACCGTCAAATGCTAATACTTCACCAGTACTCAGTGAAGAGGCTGTAATGTTTAAATTGCCATTAGCGCCAACTATTTGATTAAACGCAATATTTGAATAAGAAGTAAGTACTTCAATATTTTGAATAGGGTTAGTTTTACCTATAAACAGTTGATTGGTGTCTGATGCGAAACCAAACTCTGCTTCATTTAATTGTGGTAAATCAACTAAATTCCCTGAACGCTGTTGAATTTGCGAAATTTGTACAATTGCCATAGTTTTAATATACTCGTATTAAAACTATTTATGCTAATTGTTTACAGAAACTTAGTGTAATATTCTTCTAGTCTGACAAACCATTTATCAACGTATTTGTCAAATTCTACACCCTGAAGTACAAACTCTTGGTACACATTGTCAGCACTACACATAAAGATTACGCCTTTACGTATATTTGTATTCCAGACTTTGTTATGAGCATTAGCATATGCTGCTAATTGTAGAAAATAATCATCGATCCATTCACGTTTTTTTGGCTTGTTGGTCTGTTTATGGTCCATTATACATTCTACATTATCGTGAATACCAACTAGGTCGGTAGTTCCTGCGTAAATGTCAGGATAATATAAACTAACTTCTGTGCCCCAGTATTCCTGACATTTACTTAATCCCTCAGATATAATTGTATGTGCCATTGTATGACTTTGTAGACTATATGGATTACTACCAGGCTCACCTGTAATGCCTGTTTTGACATAGTTTTCTAACCATTTGTGCATACGTGTGCCGCGACCTGCGGCTTCAGTGGTGATTTGCTGTGCCTGCTTTTCACCTACACGCTTGCGCCATTCACGCAATGCTTTTTTGCTTTCTTCTGGTTTGGTAGCGTCTAATATTGTAGTAACGCTTGGAACACGTTCCCCAGTTGGGGTTACATAGTGTCTTGAACCGTTTAGTGTTTCTCTTTTTAATTGATCGTAAGGATATTTGTTAGGATTATACATTAAGTTATTGTATATGAAAGCAATTTGTTTGTCAAATATTTTTCATTAACAAGATTATCTTTTTTAGATTTATTTAAATTGAGGTTATATGTCAATACGGGCAACATATCTAATAACATATTAGCCAAATCATCATATGACATATTATTTAATTTTGTGATTTCATTAACCACTTTATTAAATCTTGTTTCATCATCTAATTCATTATCATAACTTTCGTCTATCCACTTATCAAAAGTTTGATATCCCATTTCTTTTAAAGCCTGCAATGTGCCACGTTCACCCAATATTATAAATGGTTGCAATGAGCAGATAGGTTTAAACAATTTTTCATTTATTTCCAAATGTGTGTGATCGCTATGAAAATAACTCATGGGTATAATATTTAAATAACTGTTTGTATGTAAATCGACATTGAATGAAATTGCGTCATCTTCTGATGTAAGATCAAAATGCGATAATTCTGGTAAATCTAAAACTCTAGATTTAACAAAAATATTTTGATTTGTTTTTGGATCGTTATATGTTCCGCTTTGATTAGAAAAATAACTATCGGATTCAAAGTTTGGCAACTTGCTTAACACATCTACAAATCTTAATCTATAATCACGTGCCTTGCCACCAAAAAATAAAAATTTCTTATCACGTATTTTTTTATTAGTAATGTTGTTTTCAACTTCTGTTGAATCAGGAATTGAAAAAAATGTTTCCCAAAAATTGTTATAAAATCCATTTAGTTTTTGCATTGCTAATGCTTTTTCTATTTTATAATTACAATCAACATATATTATATTTTGTTTATCTATTTGAAATATACTAGCAATTTCATCAAACAACTGTAAAACATTTCTGCCTTTTTTTATTGTTACATTAAAACTTTCTATATCTGCGTATAATATTATTTTTGCTTTGTTATTTTGTAAATCTGTTTTTATTTGTTCGTTAATATTAGTTATTATATTATTGTAGGTAAATCTATGTACCTCGCCCGCAACAAAATAAAACTCATTTGTTGGTTTTTCTATAAAAGTACAATTTGCACTAGCACAAAGTTTAAGAAATTCAGTATGATAGTATCTGTCTGAATATTCACCCTTTTCTATAGAAAATGGCAATATGTTCATTTTTATTTCCTTGCTTTTTTTGCCATCTGCTTGACAACTTTCTTTTGTTCTTCAGGTGCAGGAGGCGGTTCACTCATTGCTGGTTCTTGTTTTTGACCTTTAAATGTTACTTTATCGCCTTGAATATTACTAATATAATTTTTTAATGGTTCTTGTTTAATCATATTATATAAATCTTTTTTATCTAATACTACATTATACTTTCTAAAATATTCAAGCAATTCGTCAACAGTCCAATTTGGTTTTACTTTCCCCAAATCAATGTCGGTTTTTAATTGTCCAGCAACGGCAATAATTTTAGTTACTAAAGGACTTTCATTTTCAAATTCAAAGAGATACATAATTATCTCTTTTCGCGCCCAACCTTAGGCAATGGTTTAATTTCAGGTTCTTCTACAGGTTCTTCTGCTGGAAGTTCTGGAGCCATGGGTTCTGCACCTAACTGTGGTTCCGTACCTGGCATTTCACCACCTGGTGAAAGACCATCCATACCTGAAGCGGTAAAACCTTCACCACCTTGACTTGTAATACCATCTAATGCACTTTGTAATACTGATTTAGTTTGAAACAACGTTGATTGTAAATTTGATAATGCTGTTACGGCTTCTTGATTAAATTGTTGACTTTCATTTACGCCAATCTCACTTGTCATACTATCATACAATGCAGGTAATTCTTTTACTAACATATCACTTGTTTGTTCAAGCATTTTTTGAACGCTGTCAAGTAGGTCTTGAGCAGCGAGAATTACTTCTGACTTATCAACTTCTTCGTTTTCAAAAACAATTTGTGGTTTTACAGTTTTGTTGTTAAGAATATGATCTGTTAAGGCTTCTTCCATGAATACTAATTTCATGTAAGTGCCATTTGTTTGATTTTCATAAAAGCCTGGTTTTGCTTTCATTTCTGATTTCAAAGTACGTACTTTGTTAAGCATAGCAGTTGCTTGCTTGTTATTTAAATTCTTTGTATCAAACTCATAGTTAAAACTCTCTTTGAGGGCTTTGACTGCATAATTTTTACGTGATAGTTCGTTTAGGTTCATATTAATCTTCCAGTTTAATGTATTATTTATCAGTTTTTGTTGAAAGTTGAATGTTCCAACTTATCAAATTCCTGTATTTGCCATATGCTACTTTTTACTATATATTCTTGCAATTCAAATAAAAGTACACTTTTCTTATATTTTGCTTCTTGTAATTTAGCATAATATATGTCTTTTTTAACGGCATCTTTAGTTTTACTTATTTTTTGTCGTAAGACTTTAATGTCGCAGGATATTTGTAATAATTGAGCATCAAGATTGGGAATCCTATTGACTTCTCTGTAACTTTTAAATTTTTCAAACACGCACCAACATAATGCTATTTTTTTATCTGAAAAAACTTTTTCTGATGTAAAACTATCTTTTATAATTTGTACTTTAAATCCATTATCTACGGGGTCAATATTATATTTCCCAAATACAGTGAACCCTCCTTGACTGGTTTCAAGCACAAGGTTTTTCTTAAGGTCACCCTTAATATTATCAGTAAAAAATTGTTTAAGTTTGTTTTCTTTATTCATGGCTTACAAAGTATATATTGCGCAATTCAGGTGTGGTATCTAAAAAGTTACTAAGTTTGTCAAATTCTGTGCCACATTTAATCATGGGCACTCCATCGCAGTCATTATAAAGTTTGCCCAATTTATCATATTCATCGTTAAAAACACTAGGGTGCTGTACTACAAAATCAAATGTCCAAACTTTTATTAAACTTTTACTAAGTTTTTTATATAAAAATCCAAATTCTGTGTGTTCAAAACGAGTTTTGTTATATACAGGAGGTGCTACTAATTCAGGCTGACTACGTAAACTTATAGTTTGTATGATAGTATCTAAATTTGCTTGAGTATTACGTTTATATAGCCACTCATCGTCAGTTTTACTAGGACGATTTCTGTTTAATACATTTGTTTGTTTTACATCAAATAGTGTATAACAGGTAATTACATAACTCATACTGTATTTAACAGGCATAAAAAACCCGAGAAATAATCTCGGGTCTTTTTATAGTTAAAATAAACTAACTATTATTCGTAGTCTACGTATGTAGCGAATGTAGCAGCTTCAGTTGCACTTACGTTGCTATAACCTAATGCTGTGTTTAAAGCAGCGACTAAGTTTGCTGGGGCTGTTGCTGAACCGCTTGTTGAGTTTACGTTGCTCCATGCACCTGATGGATAAACTGCTAAACTGATGTTATCACTTGCTGCACTTGGGCTACCAGCATTGATTTGATAAATCATTACTGTTGCTAATTGTTCAACTGTACGGATAACAGTTTGTGTTATTGTGCCGTTTGCTTGTACGTTTGCTACAACGCAATTGAAAAAGTCTAATTTTGGACCTTGTGGTTGAACTGCTGCACCGGCTGTGTTTGTGTTAACGCCGCTGTTTGTATACGCAGGATAGTCTAAGTGTAATACTGGTTGAAAGTCACCATTTGTACGTGTAAATTGTGCCATTTTTTTAAATTCCTATATATGGTTGAAGCCTACTGCTCCATGAAAATATTTATCTTTTTTTTAAAAAAACGGGAGTTATGGGTAGTTTTTATCTATGTTTTTTTATTAAAATGTGCAGTGCCAAACTGTTGGCGATCTACTAATTTCATAAGACCCATATTTGTGGGCGCTACAAACCCTTCGCCACCTGGGCTATTATTAACTGTTTGACTGAACCCCTGTACTTGACTTTCAAGTTGTGCAGTTAAGTTTTGTTTTAAACGATATAAACTGTTCCATACATTTTCTAGTGCTTTCATGCCTTTGGCATTTTTATGCAGATAATCTTTTAAAAAGATATATTGTTTATTGCTAACTTCATGTTCAAGCCATGGCAGCAAATCTTCAGTAGTTTGATTGGTAATTTTTTTGTTAAAGTATATTTTAAGTGCGGCACGTGCTGGATTAGCCATGCCATTTAAAAACTGTTCAGCAATTGGCGCTTGTTTTACTACAGCATTACGTGCTGCTGCAATTAATTTAGTAGGGGATTTTAACGAGAAATTTATACCTGCTTTAGGACTTATAATTGCAACATTGCCGCGATTGCTTAATCCTGTTTTTCCGTCCCAAGGAGAATTATTGCGCTGATGCACAACTACTACTCCCACTTTGTTGTGTATTAGTTTGCCCAACGCACTATTAACAGGGATTTTATATGTAACAGTAGTTGGTTTAAATTCATAGTTGCCATTAACAGGTTGCAAGGGTCCATTGTCACTATGCGCCATTAAATCACCTTTGTATATGGCTTTATCTGTTACGCTTTGTTGTAATCCTTTCCATATAACTGCTAGTGTTTCATACAGCCCAGTTCTTGCTGTTTTTGATTTTTTCATTTGTGTATCATAACGATACCAATCATTTGGGCTATAAGCATAAAACCCTGCAGGCATCCACTTATCATTAATGAAAAACTTACCCTCAGGGCTAATGCCAAAAAACAATGCAATTCCACCGTCCCATTTTATACTGATTTTGTCAGCGTTGCTAATTACATCTTCTAATGATTTTTCTGCTTGAACAGCACTATTAGCACTTGTAAAAATACTATCTTCGGGATGTGGGATATTAGTAGGTTGTTTTGTTTCTACTACTAATTTTTTTGCAATTGGCTTAAATTCAACGAATTTCATGTTTAACCCGTTTGTGTTGTTTGTGCGGGTTTTATTGTAGCATTGTTATTAAGTTTTTGAGCAGCCGCATCTATCATTTTTTCCCAATTTGCAGGTGCCATTTGCCCTTTTTTGAATCCCCCTTTTGAATATTGTGCTTGATAGCCATTGGGTGTTTTTACCCAAACATTGTCAAACATTGAAATGGGAGGTGATGGCGGGGGTGTTGCGGGGTTGGGCACTGGCTGTGGAGTGTTTGTTGGTGTAGTGTTGGTCTGTGGATTACCAAATACCGCGGCTCGTCTTGCTGCATCTATATCAGCAATATCTTGTGGTGTAGCACCGCTTAGTTTATTACGTTGAATTTCTTGTTGTTTTCTAATATTTGGTATCTGTGTGGCCCAATAATGTGCAACTTTTCCAAATTTATCAATCCATGGATCAAATTGTTTTAAGTTTTTATATGTTACTGCTGACGCAGCAAATTTATTAAACAAATCTTCAAATTTAGGAAGAAACATACTATGCAAATCTACAGGAAATGTTCTTTCATTTATAACTAAATGTTGTATCCATTTTTTCCATTGTTCTGCTGTTTTAGGCAGCATTTTATCTTTAGCGTCAACTTGTAATTTGTTTTTAATAAAACGTGAAAACCCTTCACCATTTGATGGCGGCAAATCGGTAGTAAGACCTTTAAGGCGTTTATATTGTTCTAATCTATCAAAATACTGTTTACTTTTAGGGATAAAAGTTTTATCCATTTGGCTTTGATGAAATTGTTTTAAGCTATCCCAAATGCCCTCAAGTATTTTAGTATTAAACTCATTAAATCTCATCTTTTTTCCTAACACTTCTAGCAAACTTAGCAGTGTCTTTGTTTTTAATTGCGCTCAATAAACGCTTTTCCAATAACTCAGCCTTGTCACTGCTATAATGTTTATTAATAAGTTCAAGCAAATTAATAGCACTTACAATTAAGTTATTAGCACGGTTTTCTATGATATGATTAATATCACGATAATTACCAACGCTTTCTAGTTCTTCTAAGAGACTGCGAGTTTTCTTTTGCATAACTAATCCTATAGTGTATTTATCGGTTTAGTTCTTAAGTTGATTTAACAATGACTTAAGTTTTGCGCTTTTAACTTCACCCTGTACATTCTTTACTACGGGTTCTACATTATCAGTTACAGTGCTAGCCGCTTTAATTTGTTTCATAATGTCGTTACCTGACTGCTGCACTACGTCATCATTAGTATTATTGTCACTTTCTGGATCAGTAATACGCAATGTCTCTACGTCAAACGCAAGTTCAATCTTCTGACCTACACCAGAACTACTACGAGTTTTCATTAATTGTAACTGATATTGACCACGTTCACGCATACTGCGACTTGTAAAAATACCGAATACGTTATCAGCAGTATTGATTTTACTGATACCACCTGAAATATGACTATGATCAAATTCGATTTCTTCTACCGCAGCACGATTTAACTGACTGGCGGTTACAAACAATACGTTTAATTCTTTTGCCAAGTTACGCAATTCTTCACTAACATATTTGTCTTTGACAAACAAATCGCTGGGGCTTACTTTTACACTGACTGGCATCAATAAGTCAAGATAATCTACACATAAAAAGTCAACACGTTTGCCTGTTTTTATTTGTAATTCTTTACAATAAGCACGTATGTCATTGACCGTACTTTGTGCGGGCATATATTTGATACGCAATTGCCCACATTTTTTACTCATCATTTTAATTTTCATTTCAACGTTATCAAGATCACGGAATACTTCACGACTGCTTGTATCAGTCATCATACTATCAAGACGCAATGAACTTAGACCTTCACTTAATTCTAATGTAATATAGACACCATTGAGCCCTGCTGTGACCCAGTTAACAGCAAGATTTTGCATAAACAAACTTTTACCAGAACCTGAGCCACCAGCAAAGATTTGTAGTTCGCCACGATTGAAC